TATCTAGAAAAACTACCAAATTAAAAGAAAGAATAACTGAAAGTTTACAAAGATCATTATTAGGAGAAATAGACCCATCAACAATTGATCCTAATAATCCTCCTCCAACACCAGAAGAAATTCTTAAAATAGAAAGAGCCAGTCCATCAGATTTATTAGAATCTAAATCTAATAAGTTATTAAAAATATTAAAAAAGAAACTTCAAACAAAGTTATTAATAAATCAAGGATTTAAAGATGCTTTAATAGCAGGAGAAGAGATCTATTGGACAGGTATATTAAATGGAGAACCAGCATTAAGAAGATGTAATCCACTAAATATGACAGTTATACTAGATGATAGTGATATGTTCATTGATGATGCTATAGCTGTAATTGAAGAAAGACTTTTAACAATTCCATCAATTATAGATGAATATGGTGATGAATTATCCAAAGATGATCTAGATAAACTTCAATCATATTCTAATGGTATATTTGGAACATTTAACTCTACTGGAGGATTTACACCTGTATTTGAAGTAGTACAAGGAACAAATGTACTAGGAGGAGTAACACCTTCTAGTAGTTCAACTAATAATAACTCAAGTAATTTCTCATTGAGAGTTGATAGAGTAGAATGGATGGGTATGAAACTAGTTGGAACATTAGAATATACAGACACTGAAACAGGAGAAGTAGTTAAAAAACTAGTAGATGAATCATTTAAAAAACTATTTAAAGAATTTAAAGAAGTATATCCAGATGCCAATGTAGATTGGTTTTGGAAAAATGATGCTTGGGAAGGTGTAAGAATTGGAGCAGATATATATATTGGTATTAGAAGTAAACCAAATCAAAGAGTGAGAATGGATAATCCCTATTACACTAAATTAGGATATACAGGATTTTTATATGAGGCAACTAATTCTAAATCAGTGAGTTTAATTGACAGATTAAAGAGTTATCAATATTTATATGATATTATTTCTTGGAAATTACAATTAGTATTTGCTAGTGATTTAGGTAAAATCATGCTAATGGATTTAGCTCAAATTCCTAAAAGTGAAGGAATTAGTTTAGATGATTGGATGTATTATTTAAAAGAAAATAAAATAGCATTCATAAATTCATTTGAAGAAGGTAAAAAAGGTCAAGCATTAGGTAAATTAGCAGGTAATCATTTTAACCAATTTACTACATTGGATATGAGTTTAACAAACTCTGTTCAACAATACATGAATTATTTATCATTTCTAGAACAACAGATTTATACTGTATCTGGAGTATCACAACAAAGAATGGGTAAAATACATCAGGATGAAGCTGTTGGAAATGTACAACAAACTATTAATCAATCTGAAACAATTACACAATATCTATTTGATAGTCATCAGGAAGTTAGAAGAAGAATATATGAATCATTAATTGAAATAGCAAAAATATGTTATAGAAATGGAATGGTTACACAATATGTTAATGATGACTTAACATTAGAAATGTTACACCTAGAAGAATTTGAATTTGAAAATTCTGAATTTGCTGTATTTGTATCTAACTTAGATAAGGATAAATTAATAAAATCAAAACTAGATCAATTAGCTCAAGTAGCAATGGAACAACAAAAAGTTGATTTATCACAAATTATAGACACAGTATTAAATGATAGTCCTAAAGATATAGTTAATATATTAAAAAGAGCAGAAGCGGAATTCTATCAAAGACAACAAGATACTTCTAAACAACAGCAAGATCATGAGAAACAAGTATTAATGTATCAACAACAACATGAACAAGATTTACAAAACTACAATTCTGATGAAAAACAAAAAGATAGAGATAAAGATATTTATATAGCCGATACAACTAATAATACTAAAATAGAAACAGCCACAATATCCGCATTAGGTTTTGCTAAAGAAACAGATGTTAATCAAAATCAAATACCAGATGTTCTTGAATTAAATAAAGTAGCTCTAGAAAGACAAAAACATGAAAGTGATGTATTTCATAAAACTTTAGTTGAAAAAAATAAAGAGAAACAACACAATGATAAAGTATCACTTGAAAAAGATAAACTTAAATCTAGAGAAATGGTTGAGAAACTAAAAATAAAACAAACAGAAGTTCAAAATAAATCTCAAGAAAAAATGCAAGACAAACAACTTAAATTAAAAGAAAAAGAAATAGCAGTTAAAAAAATAGCTGCTAGAAATAAACCAACAATTAAAAAGAAATAATGAAAGAGTTAAAGTTTACAACAAGTAATACAATATCAATTCCAAATTTCTTTGGTAAACTATTTCAATTAAGAGATCAAACACATTTATGTCATTTAGCAGCTAAATCATATGCTATACATATGGCACTAGGTTCATTCTATGATGAATTATTAGATTTAATTGATGGATTAATTGAAAGTTATCAAGGAAAATACGGAATACAATCTATTATAATACCAAGTTCAAATTCTTCAACTAATGAATTAACGGTATTAAAAGCATTTGTTAAATCAATAGATGATGGAGATATTTATTCAAAATTTAAAGAAACTTATATGCAAAATCAAATTGATGAAATAACCAAATTAGTTTATTCAACAATATATAAACTAGAAAATTTAAAATAATATAAAAATAATTAACAAATAAGTTGCATAATTAGTTAAAAAAATGTATATTCAATTAAAGGATATAATAAAGGAAATTATAAAATGACAAAAATTAAAGAAGTACCAGAAGAAGTTATTGATCCATTTGGTGGATTTGATATTTTAAATCAAAATTTAAATAACCCAGCACCAAAACTTAAAGTTTCTAAGAAAGAGGAACCTAAAGAGAAAGAACCAATTCTAAAAGAAGTAGAAGATGATGACTTATCTGAAGATGAGTTGGCTGCTCTTGAAGCTGCATCTAAACCTGATAAAGGAAAAACAACAAAAAAGGTTGTTGAGGATGATATTAAAGAAACTTCTATTGAACAGAAAGAAACAGAAGATTCAAATCCATTCTTAGGATTTGCTAAATTCTTAGAAGAAGAAGGTGTTATTGATTTAGAAGAAGGTGAAAAAATAGAATCTGAAAAGGATCTATTAAGAGTTACAGATAATACAATTAAAAAAGGTATTACTAAATATAAAGAAACTATACCAGAAGATGGTAAAAAGTTCTTAGAGTTCATTGAACAAGGTGGTAAACCAGCAGATTTTCATAAGTATTATTATGAAGATGGTAGTTTTGAAGAATTCAATATAGATAATGAGGAAAATCAGGAATATGTAATTAGAGAGGCTTTAAAACTTGAAGATTATGATGAAGCTGAAATCGAAGATCAAATAAATCTATATAAAGATACAGAGAAACTAGCAACTAAAGCTGCTACACATTTAAAGAAACTACAAAAAGTAGAAAAAGAACAAAAGAATATTTTTCTTGAATCTCAAAAGCAATATGCTAAACAAGAGGAAGAAAAAAGACAAGCTGAATGGGATAGTTTTAAAAAAGGACTTTTTGATAAGGAAAAAATTGGTAGTTTTCCAATGACTCCCAAAACAAAAAATGATCTTTGGGATTATATGACTAAAGTTGTTGATAAAAAATCTCAAGAGACAGCATATCAAAAAGATATGAAAGAAAATGAAGACTCCAGATATATTTTTGCATACCTTCTTAAAAATAAATGGGATGTTAGTAGTCTTGAAAAATCACTTGAAACAAAAAAAGTAAGTGAACTAAGAGGTAAACTTGGTAATTTTACAGATACAAGACAAAAACAAAAATCTCCTCAAAGCAAAATTACAAAAGATGATATAGATTCAGATCCATTTGCTGGATTTGCTAAACTAAAAATATAAAGATTAAACAATAAACAACAATAAAAATGCAAATAAGCGATTTACAGATTAGCAAACAGAACTGGCACGCAGGTTTAACTGATGCCAACCACTTGCGTACATTCTTTTTAACTAAACCAGAAATGGCTAGTTTGATTGTTACACGAGTTTACAATAAACAAAATAACTATAAAAATGCTCTATCCTATTTAACCAGTGGTATGGGTAAAGCTAAAGAGATGAATGATATTATTTATCGTTGGTCTATTATGGGTGATAGTAGAAAAGCTATTCCTATTACAAGGGGTGTATTTGATGCTGTAACAGCAACTCCTGGTATTGCTTCAACCACATTTAAAGTAGGTGTTGGAGAACGTTGGTTTGCAGAAGGTGATATTTTAATTCCAGATGATGGACGTTATTCAATGAGAGTAATGGGAAGTCCATATGATGATGGTACTGATATGATCTTAACATTACAACTAGTATCAAATAACCAAGCAGATTATATTCCAGCATCATTACTTGCTGTAGGTAAAGAATTATCTAAAGATTTTAATGCTGTTGAAAATGATGCTTCTGAAACTTCAGGTGAAACTCATTTTACTACACCAGTGTTAATGCAAAATTATATGTCAACTGTTAGAAAGAAATATTCTATTACAGGTGCTGTACATGATAAAGTGTTAGAAATGAAATTGATGAATCCTGATGGAACTGAATTAGCTTCTACATGGGTTAAATATGCAGAATGGGAATTCTGGTGTCAATGGATGGATGAAATTGAATTACTTTTAATGTATGGTAAATCAAATATTAAAGCAGATGGTACCACTGATATGAAAGGTGCTAGTGGTCATCCAGTTTATTTGTCAGCAGGTTTAGAACAACAAATTGCTCCATCTAACAAACGTTATTACACTTCACTAACAGAAAATACTATTAGGAATTTCATGAATGATTTAGCATTCAATGGTACTGAAGATGGTGAACGTGAATATATTGCATTATGTGGTAGAAATTTCATGGATCTATTTGACCAAGCAATGAAGCGTTCTGCTTCCAATTATACACTTGTTGATAGTCATTTTATTCAAGGTGGAGATCAAGATTTGAAATTTGGAAATCAATTTAAAACATATGTTGGTTTAAATGGAGATAAAATTACATTGAAACAATATGCTCCATATAATAACACTTGGAGAAATAGAGCTTTACATCCTCAAACAGGACGTCCAGCAGAATCATATAAAGCAACTTTCTTAAACTTTAAATCATATTCAGGTGGAGAACCTAATATTCAAAAGGTTTATACAAAAGGTAGGGAAATGGTTACTACTTATGTTGAAGGTTTATATGGCCCAACTGGTCCTAAAAGGAATGGTAGTTCTGCAACAGGTAAAGATGGATATGATTTCATTGCAATGTCTGAACAGGGAATTATGTTAAGAAATCCCACAGACGCTGCACAGCTTATCTTAGATATAGATAACATTAGTTAATATAAGATTAAATAAGAGATGGTAGAAATTAAAAACTTTTATCATCTCTTATTAAATTATAAATAGTTAAATAATAAGTTGATAATATCATTTATTTTAACTATATTTAAAATAGAGAACATTACAGAAAATTAATAAAGGAAAAATTAAAATGATAGAAATAACACCAAAGAAAGTAGTAATTAAAGCAATTCCAAGAAGTAAATTTTCTGGAATATCTAATTATTCAGGAACAGGAATAGCAATTGAGGGTGCTCAATTGGAAATGAAAACTGGTTTATATAAAACTGGTTTAACAAAAGAACAAGAAACTCTTTATTGTGAAGAATTAGGTCTTCCAAAAGGAACTTTATCAAGAAATAATGCAGAATATTGGGGACCATTGTTGAATTTAAGACTACCAACAGATAAACCATTTATTTTTAGTGTTGAAACTCTATTAGATGAAATAAAACTTGGTGTATTAATGCAACGTAGTAATATTGCAATTAATGAAACTGATATAAAAAATAAGCCATTTGCAGAGTTTTTTATTGATGATAAAGAAGCTAAAGCTAAAGTTGAAGAAGTTATTATCAATTATAAAATGGATGCCTTAGATGCTCTAAGAACACTTTCTTTAGAAGAGAAAAAAGGCTATTTGAAGTTATATGGTAAACGTGGATTAGATACTGTAAGTGAAGCTTTTGTAAATACCTCTTTATTTAAAGAGGTAGATGCTAATCCAAAGAAATTCTTAGAACTTCATGAGAATCCTGATATTAAATTAAGAATTGAAATTGAAGAAATGCTTGAAGGTGGTGTTTTAATTAAAAAAGGTAATTATTACACATTTCAAAATGAAACTATTGGAAGTTCTGTAGAATCAGTAATTGCTTATTTTAAAGATTTAAGAAATCAATCAGTTAAATTAGCAGCTACAGCAGCAACTAAAACTAAAAAATAATGACAGAAGTTTATGCTTTGATAGATCCTTTGTCTAATAAAATTAGATATATAGGTTACACAACAAATGCAAAAGCAAGAATTCAAGATCACATAAATTCTTCAAAAAGAAGTAAAAATAATATTACTTATAAAAGCAATTGGATAAATTCATTAATAAAACAAAATTTAAAACCAATTTATAAAAAATTAGCAGAAGTAGATAATATTGAAAATGCTAAAATATTAGAAATTGAACTAATAAAACATTATTCACAATTTTGTAAATTAACAAACGGAACTAAAGGTGGAGATGGAGTTAATGGATTAAAATGGTCAGAACAAAGTAAATTAAAAATAAAAGGTAGAAAAATACCAGGAACAGGAATTAAATTAAAAGTAGAAGGTTTAAATTTAAAAACAGGAGAATATAAACTGTTTAATGATAAATATGAAGCTGCTAATTATATAAACTGTTCTCATACTTCAATTAGTGGAGTTTGTCAAAATAAAAGAAACTGTGTAAATAAATGGTTTGTTAATTTTATAAAATAGGAGGTTATCATTACAGCACAAGAAATGGTCATATCCTTTAAACAAGGATTAGATAAATTTGATAGCAAAAATTATCCAAATCTTGAACCAGAGGAAATAGATTTAGTATTAAATCAAGCTCAAGATGCTTTTGTTAAGCAGAGATATGGATATAATAATATAAAGAAAGAATCTTTTGAAGAAACTCAAAAAAGAACAGAAGATTTAAAAGCATTAATAGTTACACAAAATATTACACCTTTAGCAAATACAAGTGATAATATTAACTCTAATGCAAACTTTATAACATTACCAGCAGATCATTGGATAACAATACAAGAATTAACAAATCTTACATTTACTGATTGTGGAATAAGTAAAACAGAAGATGTTTATACACTTGGAATACAACATAATGATTATAGTAAAATAATCAGTAATCCATTTGCTAAACCAACTGATGAAAAAGTATTAAGATTAATGACAAAAGAAGGTGTAGAATTACTACATAGTCCAACATCAACAATCAATTCTTATAAAATAAGATATATAAAAAGACCAGTTAGAATAGATAGTAGTAATTTACCAAATGTAGATTGTGAATTATCTGAACATACACATCAGGAAATAGTAAATACAGCTATTATGATTGCTCTTGAAAATATTGAAACTAATAGAATTAATACTTATTCACAAATAGTACTAAATAAAACAGAATAAACAAATTTAATATTAATTAAATGACACTAATATCATTACCATTACAGCCATCAACAGGTGCTATAATTCAACAATTTCCAAGAGCACAATATGCTGTTATAAAATCTATTATTGATAGATTAAACTCAATTTCATCAGCTTCTGGTGTATTATCATTCACTTCAGCATCAGCAACAACATTAACTGCAACAACCTCTTTAACAACCCCTATAATTTCTCCAGGAACTGCTGGTAGTGGAACTTCAATACAATCTCCAGTAATAGCTGGAACTGCATATGCTTCTCCTACAGTTTTAACTGCTAGTCAATCAGGTGCAATATGTTTATTGAATGCTGCTGCTGGAAATGTATTTACATTACCTGCTGCAACTGCTGCTAATGTAGGTGTAACATTTAAATTTATTCAAACTGCAACAGTTACAAGTAATGCCGCAGTTATTCAAGGAGCTTCATCTTCTGACTTATTTATAGCTGGAAGTTCAATTATGCAACAAGTTACAGCTACACCAGCATTTGCAAAATATGCACCAAATGGATCTAGTAATTATAAAGTGAGTGGAAATGGAAGCACAACAGGTGGAATAATTGGAGATCAATACACTGTAGTTTGTACAGGATTAAATGCTTGGTTAGTAAATGGAACACAAACAGCAACAGGTAGTGTAGCAACACCATTTGCAGGATAATAATAAACAATAAACAAAACAAAATAAATAATAATTTCAAATTAATAAAAAATTAAAATGAGTATTCAAAGAAATGTAACAGAAATTTTTATAGGTGCAGGTGCTGCTCTAAGTGCAAATAATACAGCACTAAATGCAATTGCTGTTCAAACAGGTGTTGTTGGTTCAGATATGCTGACATTAGATCCAGCAGGTAATGATACAATAAGGACACAACCTTATATACAAATAGTTAATAAACTAGCTAATGGTGATTTCAAAAAAAGTAATCCGATAAGAGGAACCTCTGTTGTAGGATTTAAAGGTGAAAGTTATCAACCTTCAAGACGTTGTGTTTGGGGATTTGGTTATACTAGAGCACATTTAACAAATCCTGATACATCAAGTTCAA